AGCCACCTGGTCGACGTAGTCCGGCCGTTCAGACCAGGTCGCACCAGGGGACAGCTTTTTCAGGATCCCGGCCAGGCTTTCAGACCAGACCAGGGCCAGCTTGAGCGAGTGGAACAGGTTCAGAGTGATTTCAAGCAACTGGCGGTCGACCTTGGTAAGCCACACCGCTTTTAGCCCCTGCTCCACGGACAATTTTTTACAGTTCGCGCGCTTTCGTCGTTGGCGAGTATCAGCACTCAACGGGCGTCGCTTTCCTCGGCCGGCGCCGGCTCAACCGATGGCAGCGCCGGTATGACTTCAACCAGGCGCAGGGCAGGGCGGCCGCTTGCCACTTCGACCAGGTCCAGGGTTTTTTTATCGTTTGGGTCGATCATGTGACGTTGCTCCATCGGAGCCGCCAGTCTGGCCGGTCTACTCAGGCCTGCAGATAACTACATTCCTACAAACCTACAATAACCGCTTTTGCTTCAATAGCAAGCTCAAACAAGCCGGCCCCGGCTTGTTTCATGTTGGCCAGGTGGACGCACATGCCAGACGCTAACGCCTCTATGCTGGCCAGGTGCGAAGGGCAACGCCTGGGGAGCTGCCAGGCTGACAAATGCGCTCGGCCCACCCCCCTCACTGTTCACCGGAGCGCTTGCGCGACCAACCGGCCGAAGGCGGCCGCCTGAAGGCGCGAAGGCACGGCGCTGGCCAGATAGTTTGGTTATGCGCGGTGTTGGCCAGCGCTGGGCCGCAGTAACTGGAAGGCGGCTCACTGACGGTACGTGGCGACATGGCCAACGCACGGCGAGCTGTTGGCGTCGGTCTGTTGGAATGCATTGTGTTGGCCACCACTGGACACGGTCCCGCCGCGCCTTGGCGCGAAATGCGGGCGGCATTGTTGCCTGGGCTTGCCCAGGCGGTTCTAAACCGTTCTCGGCGTAGCCGAGGCATTACTAGGACGGCCGAAGGATGGCCAGGCTTTTCTAGTTGTATAGAGAGAAAGACCAACACCCACTTAACGCGACTCTTGAGGGACTTAATATTTGGGAAGTGTTAGTTAATTTTTCACGCCCGGCGTCTGCGCCAGCTTTTGGGGGCTGTTTCTCGGGGTTGTGGGGGTGTTTGGCATGTGCCTGGGCTGATTTGAGCTGTCTTGGCACTGGTGTCGGGTGAAAGGCAGGGATAGACGCGCAAACCGCCTGATAGCGCCCATAGCGGAGCGCCCTGGCGGTCAGGGGGATGGTGCAGAAAGCGGGGAGGGGATTGGCGGGTTAGCTGCCGCCGTAGAGTCGTCGACGTACAAAGTCGTCGTATTTGACCCAGCCGTATTGTGCCTGCATTTTCAGCTGCTCCAGGCCGCGCGGAGGACGGCCCAGAGCAGCCGTAATGCTGGCCAGTACCTTGGCTTCAAGCTCGGCATATTGCTGCTTAAGCGCGGCCTCTACGGACTGGCGAGCGCCCGCAATCGCGGGCTGACGGTTCTTCACGGTAGGCTTGCCGAACAGCTCGCTGTTTACGTTGGCCGACTGAATGTCTTTGACCAGGTGTTTGCGCTGATTGACGTTTTCGACACCCGCGTCGATGGCGCCCATCAGGAACGTACCCACTCGGCCAGACGCCCGTTGACGGGCCTTCTCGATACGCTTAGCGGTCCAGCCAGCGATAAGCCGTAGAAACTTCTCGCTGAATGTCTTGATCGCTGTCAGGGCGCGCTTACCGGCGTCCTTTTCTTCGTACTGCTCGAAAACATTGATAACGCCGGCTTTCTTAAGATCGCGTACCGTCCGCCAAAAACGGGAGGTTGGGACCTCTTTAACCTGGCCCTCGTTTTCGCGGTCCTTGATTTCGCACGTCATCGAGCAACGCCGGGCTATTTCCAGGAACGAGATACTGACGAACGCGCCTGTATTGGTGTAGTAGCCCACACGCAGAGACTTAAGGTCTAGGTAGGTAAAGATCACAGACAGCACCAGGGAATGCCCTTCGCGCGCTTCGCTGCGATTCTGGCGCATGGCGCCGTCTTTATTCCGCTTCTTGGAAAGGTGGGCCAGGGGCGGCAGCGATTCGGCGTCGTTGAAATACGCCTGAATGCGGTTGATACCGACCTGGATCAGTTTCGGCCACTTGCCACCGTTCGGGGCGTGCAGATCCAGCCGATCAACAGCCAGTGACTGGGGGTCGTGCCCGCAGCGATTGCCGGTGCCCAGGAATAACCCCGGGTACTTGTATTCAGTTCGGCCCCACATAAATGCAGATAATGCAGATATGTGCCGGCCAAGCTCTATCGAGCCTTCCATCCGTGTCCCCAACTGTCTGCGCTTGCATCAGTGGGCCTACACGCATAAACTCAAACCTTCTTCCGGTTACAACACGAGTTTTTGTGTGGTGGCCCCAAAAACCTCAAGGCTTGCCGGCCCTGGGGTTTTTTCTTTTCTGCGAAGCTAAATTCCTGTTTTTTATAGCCTTTCGGCCACTTTCGCCCTTAAAACCGGCGTCTTTGTGGCGTCAATCTTAGCGCTCATTTAACAATTAAGCAGCTAAAAGTTTAATTTTTTTAAATCATTTTTCCTCAAATGGCCAGCCTGGCACGCTGATCCCAGCGCGTAGCGGGATCTTTTTTTGTACGCGCTACGCCGATTTTCACCAGCCTTTTGAGAGAGTTATTCCCCGAATCCTAACCCCTATGGCCTAAGTCGGGCAATAAATTGATTTCCAGCCAGCGGCGCCTGTTGAGCTAGACGCCTCCCGACGCGCCTATATGGACTTGAACAGATCAATCTTGGTCGTCATCCCGATAAGCTCGGTCCCGCCCTGGTCAGCCTTGGTGATCTTGTAGCCCATCCGCACGACGAAAGCCCGCGTATCACTCCACTGGTGGACCCAGTAATAGCCGTACCAGCGGCGTAAGCCATGCTTGGCCACCACGAATTGCCAGTCGCCCATGCCTGGGCTGTCCTTTAGCATGTTGTTCACTGGGTTACGCAGTGCGGTCCAGGTGTACATAGCGCCAAAGGAGTCAGCAGCCCAGCCAAACGGCGTATTTGCTGCCCACCATCCGCGCTTATCCCCATGCACGCCGTCGTAGTCGTTACCAAACAACCAGGCCCAGCGGGGCAAATTAACGATCGGCCGACCGTCGCTGACTGACACACCAGGTACGCGGAAAGGCAGGGCCACGGCAACCACCACCAGGCCCAGGACGAACAGCACCAAATTACAGACAGCCAGAAACAACCACTGCGCAACCGCGCGCGGCAAAGATAAAAGCATGGGGAATACTCTATTTAGATGGGGTGATAGGGGGTTGATCTGGTGCGCGGGTCGTGACGGGTCACGGCGCGGTGACGGCGTCGTCGGCAGCCTCAGCAGCGGCAAGCCAGGCCGGCGCCGCCGGCAGGTCAGGCAGGGAAGGGAAGTAAGCGGCTGTCGGCCAGTCGCGCAACGCCTGGCGGTAGACCAGCAATTCAGTGAACTGGGCGGCCGTCAGTGTGGTGGCCACCCCCGCGTCGACCTGGTCGCTGTGCCGGTCTACCAACCACTGGCTATCCGTGATTGCCTGGTCACGCACCTGGCGCGCTGCCAGCTTCTGCGCAGCCAGTTGCGCCGTCGGATCCGCTAGCCGAGCGAAATTTCCGGCTCGCCGAGCTGGCTAATGTGCTTATGGACATGCTCGTTTAGGATCTCTACGACTTGATCGGCCTCGACGTTGAGTGTCGCGGCGATAAGAGGGCCGACCTTTGCAGGCCAGTTAAGCCAGGCATCCCGCTGGGCGCGTGCCCCTTCAAACAGGGCTTTTTCCACCAGGGCGATATCGACAATCGCCCCTGATTTTTCCTCGTATTCCAACTGGCGCAGCTTCGCCAGGTAGTTTTCCTTTACGCGCTTGGCTTCGTTCAGGCCGCGATTGGCGGCGCCGCTGGTGACAAATTCCTGGGCTTCAAATTCCAGGCTTCCCGGCTCCGGCGGGGGCTTGTTTCAGGGGGTACGAACACCGGGCGTTTTGTTACCCGTTTTGTTACCTGGTACAGACTTTTTCTGTTACCCGGGCTTTCGATTACCTCGGCTTGGGTAACAGCCGGCAGGCCCCCAACGCGGTATTTTTTCAGCAGTTTTTTTGAGGCTTCCACGTCGACCAATTCACCGACGAAAACCAAATAACTCTTGGCTTTCCAGCTGGTGACGGTCTTGCGTGAAACACCGAGTAAACGGGCGAACTCAGATTGTTTGATTTGGGCCATGATTTAACTGTTACCCAATTTTCAAAACCTTTAGCTGGGAGCGCAGCGCGGCGCGCAATGCCCACGCTGCTCAAAGGCCCAGGAGGGACCCAACATAGGGGGGGGTGCCTATGACCCTCCGGTCTATGCTCATTCCATCCCAGCGGCGCGCCGAAGGCGCCGTCAGCGTCGGCCCGAGCGCGTCATAGAAAAGGTGCTTTTGAAGGTCGGACGGGACGGCGCAGCCGGCGCGGACTGCACAACCGTGGTGTGATTCGTGACGGTGTGTGTCATTGCCTCGACCGCTGGAACCCAGGGCATACCCATTCGCCGCAAGAACGCGCTCGGCGCCCTTGGGATCGCTACAGCCCACCAGAAAGGCCAGAGAACAGCCGGCGAACACCAACAGGCCCCAGCTCATTGCGCGACCTCTACAGCGCCTTCCTGGTCGGCTGTATTCGCATCGGAGCGATCTTTAATGACCTCGGCCAGCGCGCTGCCTATTGCGGTCAAAACATCCTGCAGGACGCCACTGGACTCAAACAAAGCGAACATCGCGCGGCTTTTGCGCGCGTTTGTTTCGTTCTTTACCCGGGCAGCGGTCAACGCCTGGCGGCGGCTGTAGAAGTGGTGACCTGGATGCCTGCCAACGACCTGGGCGGCGAACGCACGCGGCACGCTGTTACTCGGATAGGCGCTGGTCTGCTTATCGGACCCGACGGTGATACAGGCCACAAACCAAAGCCCGGTCGGGCTGATCAGCGGCGGGACCAGGTAGAACAAGGTTTGACCGGTGCGCAATGACGCGGGCCTAGGTTTGCGTTTCATACGTTCCCCTTTGAGTCGAGGCGGAACACAACTGTTAACATTAATACGTACCGAAAGTATATTAATATAATATTTGTTAATATAACTTCCTCCTAAGCTATGGAAGCGAAAAAGGTCCGCAAAGCCTCGTCTTCCGTGGCGTTGCGCCTTACCTGACTTTCGCGCCGTCTCCCAACTGTCTACCCGTGGAGCAAGGCAAATCCCCGGTCATCAAGCCAGGAATGCCAGCGCTCCATAGCGTCGCGCTTGCGTTCCTCGGCGTGGGTATGGATATACGCCTGGTTCACCCCCTTGACCTTGTGGTTCAACAGCAGATCAATAATCAGGGTGTCGACGCCCAGGTCTAACCAGGTCGACGCGGCCACTTTGCGCAGGTCGTGACTGGTCCAATCACCACCGCCCAGGCGTGCGAATTGCTCGGATGCCTGCCGCTCAGTAATAGCCGCTTGGTACGCTTGCCCGGGAACAGATAGACGCCGTCATATTCCCGGTCGCGTTGGGCCTGGCGATAGCGTTTCAGAAGGGCGTTAACTTGAGCGGTCAGCGGTAAGTTGTGGGATACGCGGGTTGCTGGATCAGGATCACGTCGGACGGCTCGCCCATGACGTACAGCAAGCGGCCGCCACGCGCGCGGATGGCGTCGGCTTCCTCGCGGCTCAGAACATGGGTAATTATCAGCGTCGCTCCCTTAACCTGGGCGCCCAGGCCTTGCAGCACTACAGCGAGCTTTTTTCAGCACGGTCAGGACCGCTCAGGCCCACGGTCGGGGACATGCCATAAGCCCCAACGTCGGCGCCGGTACGGGTAATTTCTTCGCGGGACTCAGGCGAGCCACCAAACCGACCGATAAGAATCATTGCAATATCTCTACAGGTTGCCCTGGGCGGGCAATAGGGAACCGCGCCTGATTAGGCGAGGGAGCGGGCTTGCACCAGGCGGGAAGCCCGGGCGGTTTTGATTTGTTCGTGAATGCCGACCGGCGATAGGTCGTTGGCCAGGGCGGCCAGCTCCATAGCGCTGGAGACTTCCGCAAGGGATACATTACTTGCACACCAGTGACGGAACAGCGCTTGTGTTGCTTCGTCTTTGACAAGCCATGCAGGGCTGCACAGCTCGGTTTTGATCCAGGTTTCCCACTGATCGGGCCGCGTATGAACCTCTGTCGCGGGATCCGGCTTTGCAAGGAGGAATTGCAGTGGCTGGCCCATGGTCAACATCAGCGGCACTGATACACCTTCGGCCTGGCTGGCTCGAAAAGCGCCGAACTTGTCCAGGACGGCCAGCAGCTCGTCGAACTGGTCGCGGTTGCATTCCAGCAGGCCCAGCCAATCGGACCAGCTCAGCGAAACCATGCCGGTATCCGTGCATTCCTCAATGATCTTGACCAGACGCGCGAAACCGACCGAACCGAGGCGCTGGGTTATCCGGCGAACGGTTTCATTTTCCGACAATTGGTCATACAAAAAGGTAGTATTTTTTGTACATGTCTTCACAAATACTATATTTGTTAACAATTTGTGAAAAAAATAGCGACTATTTCACTTACTGACAAGAGAGATATTGCAAAATTAACTGATTGTGTATTACTTACACGGTATATTTTTACCTACCTCGCAAACAACGGATCCAAGAAGGACCCTAAACACTATGGCCATTCGCCAAGAGATTGCTAAACGCCTTAGAGGTCGCCGCAATGAGTTGAACCTGTCCGCCTCCGAAGTCAGCGACCGCATGCCCTCGAAACCAATTCCGGCGCGGTACAGCCATTGGGAGAGCGGCCGGAGCCTGCCAAAAATCGAGCAGCTGATAGAAATTGCCCACGCACTGAAGGTCAGCCCTAGCTGGGTTTGCGGCTTTACCGCAGACATGCGCGATCCGAACGCCGATACACGCCTGTTTACCAGCCTGGAAGACGCGCACATCTCCCTCCCTACGGGCGAGATGGTCAGCCTTCCCACGGAACGGTCGTTACAGTTCAACATTGAAGAGTTAGAGGCGCGCGGCCTGAAACCAGAGCGCCTAATCCTTTTGAAAGTCGGCGACGAAAGCATGGCGCCGGTTCTTTGCGAGGATGATTTAGCGCTGATTGATCGCGAACAGAGAACGCCAGAAGGTCGCGACCTTTTCGCAATGCTGGTCAGAAATAAAGTTTGGTTCCGCTGGATTCGGCGAGAGCTTGACGGTAGTTTTACGGTCACTGCCGAGGACGCGGACGCGCAACATCCGACCCGGATCGAGGCAGACAAGCTAGAGACACTTTGCATCATCGGGCGCGTTACCAACATCACCCGATACCGATAAAAAAACGCCCCATGGAGGGGCTTTTTTTCGTCCACCTACTTAACTATTATTATAAAAACACACAAATATTAATCAAGTCTACTTACAAATGAAGAATACTACAGTTGATGCCGCAGACTTAGCCGCTCGTGCCATTGCCATTTTTGATGATGAAAGCCAAAGGGGATTAACTGGACGGCTGGAATACCAGCTGTCGCTGACGGGCGTCCTGGGGAAAGTCTTAACCCATTTGCTTGAACAGGGGAAAGCCAGCTATTCCGAACTCATAGAAGTACAACTTTTGTATTCCCAGCTGTCGGAAGGCGCCGAAAACGTCCTGGCCATAATATCGGGTTTGCGGCCTTCCTTAGCAAGCCAATTGCCAGCACAAGAAGTGCCGGTATCGCTTAACAGGCCTACCGTGATCCAACAATCACACCCATTGCTAAAGGACTAACAACACCTATGACCACTCAACGGATTATCGGTCAAGAAGTCGTCGCAGAACCTGGCCAGAGGCTCGACAACAGGGAGCTACGCTATTTGCTCGGCCTTGCAGAAGGCGAAACCAACGAGGAAGTAGCCAGCGTTATAGACGTGCGAAAGGAAGAATTACCATTCATCGAAGCCAGCATAAGGGGAAAGCTGGGCGCTCGGTCAAAAAAACACATGCTGGCCCTGGCTTTCACCCTCGGGGTTATCCACTCCAGGGCACTGGCCGCCTTGTTTGTCCTGGCTGCCGTGATCGGCACAACGAGCGTTGTGTACTTCAAGAAAATGGCCCTTCCGCATATCAACGGCGACGGCAAAGCCCTGCAATACGACACCATGGCCGGGGGCAGCAACGGCCCAGCAGTACAGGATCCGAACTTTAATGACTATGTAACACGCCTTCGCCACCACGCCAGTTAGGCGCCGCCCGTCCGGAATCCCGCCCCCCCGCCACCGCCACCCCGCCATAACCCAACGAAACTGACAAAAATACATTTATACATTTATATAAATATATTGCGCGCCTAACCACCCCGGACTAGACTCAGCCCAGGCACTATAAAACTACTTTTCTACATAAATAGATTCGGTGGGCATCATGACAATAACCGTTGCAATCCTGGCGCAAAAAGGGGGTACTCGGAAGTCTAGTCTGGCCCGCGCCCTAAGCGTTGCATACACCAAAGGCGGCTGGAAAACCCTTCTTGCCGACCTCGATGCGAACCAGGCGACGGCCGGGCGCTGGGCGCTTCGCCGGCAAGCGCGCGGCATAGAGCCCGCCATTGATTTGCAGCTGCATCCTGTTGCGGCAAGAGCCCTGGCCGCGCGCGACGATTACGACATGGTCATTTTGGACGGCAAGGGGTTTGCCTCAGATGAAACCGCCGTATTGGCCCAGGCCGCAGACTTGATCCTCATTCCGTCGGGCAACAGCCTGGACGATTTGGAGCCATCCGTAACGCTGGCCATGCTACTGGTACAGGAACACGGCATAGACCCGGAGCGAATCTTGTTTCCGCTGACCAACATGGGCAAAAGCCTGGCCGAGATTGCCGACGCACGCGCCTACCTGGAAAAAGCCGGTTTCCAAGCCTCGCCAGGCTTCTTAACGATCATGACCTGTTATGGCCAGGCGCATGACCAGGGCCGCGCTGTAACCGAGGTGCGCGCACCAGGGCCAAAAAAACAGGCAAACGACTGGATACGCGGGATAATTGACCGTATCGACCAGCTGGTAAACTGATTCCGATTTAGATAGATAGGGGAAAAACAGATCATGGCCAAAACAACTACCGCAGCAGTCGACACAACCGCACTGCCAAAAGCACCAAAGCCGCGCACCAGTGACAAAGGCGAGCCGCCGAAGTCCATCAACGAAACAACCGCGCTGACCAACTACACAAAGGTGCCAGCCAAGACAGCAAAGGTCGGGCTTAACACCGAAGTCACCGCCGAATTTCGCGCCGAGCTGAAAGTATGGGCTGCCCAACATGGCTACAAGATGGGCGAAGCGTTGCAAAAAGGCTTTGAGCTGTTGAAAGAAAAACACCGCTGATACGCTCAGACAGCGCACTCAAGCCCCGCACCTGGCGGGGCTTTTTTATGGGCAAAAAAAACCCCGCAAGTGCGGGGCCTGTTTCGGTCAGAGGTCGTCGTAGTGATCGCGCAGCCAGGAAAAAACCCGGTAGCCCTGGGCGACCTTTACGAGCGCGCAGAAACTTTCCCACGCGGCGCGGCAACTCAATTTGAAAAGACGCATAGGCGGCTTCCTCAAAGAAGCCTGGCCCCGCCGCCCTTACCGGGCAAGGCAGCGGTTCTACTGAAAGGGGTCAGCGCTTTCAGCGAGCCAGGTGTTTGTCGGCCCTCCCTATCCCGGCGCGTTTTCCAGACGCGGCAGAAGGGGCCAAGGCATTTACTTGCCCTTGCCTTACGTAATACCGCAAAACACCTGACAGAAAAAAGCACTTTTGCGCTTTTTTGAAATATATCTACAGTTTTGTGCAAAGAGCTTGACGGCGCGCCATCGTGACGTTCTATGGGATTGGCACAATGGTTGCTCAATCCGCCTCAATTCCGCGCCGTTTCGTGGAGTTCGCGCTATTTCGATTCGGTACGACATGGCAAGACTTGGTGCTATACGTCGAATGGTCCGAAGCAACGTTGACATAAACGGGTTTAATATCCATTAACGTATTGCGCAAATGCGTAATCGTAATTTATGCTCGATTCGTCAGCGCTTTCAGCGAACCGTAAACCGAACTCCAATTCGGTATGCACAAATCAACCGCCCCTCCAACGGCGGTTTTTTTGTGCCTGAAAATCGGCCTCGGATTCGGCGCGCTGCGCCCAGCGCTTTTGCATAGGCAAAAAAAACCGCCCTGACCTAAGCCAGAGCGGTTCGCTAATCAATCCTTAATTCGGGATATCAAAGCGGTCTTTCAGAAACTCCCACGCGCGAAACGCTTGCAGCGCACGCCATGCGAAGTCCCAAACACGCATGAATTTACGCATGTTTTTGGCCCTCTCGGTTGGGCCAAACCTCCAGCACGCTCTATCGGGTTACGCGTACCTTCGGGTTCACGTCAGTGTTCCCTGTGAGGCGGCTAGATCAATGACCCTCTGCACAAAGCCCGACACGGATTACTAGCCCGTGGCAGTAGGTCCACATTCGCGCGCATCCGGTCAACCTCAAAGGTCACCAACGCGGAATATGCCTATTCTAACCGCGTTTTTGAGATTGTGTTGCGGCGCGGCGCTTTGCCATACCCTAATTACCACCACTTTTCGGCGAACCCCTTATAC